CCCACTGACTTACGAACAGGAACCACAGCCAAAGGTACAGGAGGAATATAGAAGTCGCCACCACTGCCACCAGTTTTGCTTGCAGGTTTCTTTCCTCTTGCCTGTGTAGCCATGCGTCTTGCCTCTTCTGCGCCTCCTCCTTGAGTCTAGCTTTTTCCTGTTCCTCTGAGATGACTTGACGCATCTCATAAGTCTGCGAATACAGATCAGCAAGGCCAGGGGTTTGGTAAACCATGATCTCCCTGATGGTGGTCGATAACTCCTCCATCTGCTGCCTGCACATCACACGATTCATCGCGCTTTCCATCATCTGTGCATTGCTGATGGTGGGGTCATAGACTTTGGCCTTCTCTTCCTCCTCGCGCAGATATGCGTTCAGTTGATCCTGCAAAGCCCAAAACTTACTGAGCTGCTTGATGATGTCGGCCATTGCCTGAGTCTCGTCATAGGCAACGAACTTTTCCTTCTTTTTCGCCACAGGCTTGGACGTGGTGGCTGCTGGCTTTGGAGCAAACAGCTTTTGCCACCAAGACTTGGCGGCCTGTGCGTCACCGATGACTTCATCGACTGTGCTTTTGACTTCAAGAAAACTTGTCTTGGCCTCTTTGTACAAAGAGCAAAGCTCAGTGATCCCCTTAACGCAGGCGTTGGCAGCGAATAAAAGGGATATTGGGTCCACATCGTTACAGCCCCAACAGCTTTTTCACAATGTCGGCAGCGACACCTGGGCCAAACAAGATGGCGGCGATGACGATGTAGAGTTGAATCTCAATCTTCTCCATGCGCTTCTTGCCTGACTCCAGCTTGTCCTCGATGGCCTTGTAACGCTGATCACAGATCGCCTGATGTATGGCGAACTCTTTTTCGACGTTATCCACCTGTCACCTCATCTGCTGGCTCTGGGACACCGCCTTCAGCAAGCCAAGCAAGATAGGCTTGGTAGTCGGTGTTGGCGGGGTCAAAGGGGATGCTGTAAAGAACACCATCAACTTCTTTGAGGACAATTTTGATTTCGCCAGTAATTTTGCTTCTAGATAATTTATACATTTACAACTCCGAAGATAAAGCTAAAGCAGCCGCCGAACTGGTTGTAGTAACAAAACCAGCCTGTCCAGCAGTTCCAGACATTTCTGTTGAATTGTTCAGCGCAACGCCATTTGGATGTTGATAACCATCCAACACAAAAGAATTGAACGTATCACCTGCTGAATTTCTAAAAAAAGTATAGTAGTTAGTTCCAGAAATAGATGAAAGAGTTGGCGTTGCTCTCATTGTTACTGGAGTCTGAATTACGGTATACATACTTGTTGCAGAATAGTATGTTCCTATCCCTATGGATTGATTAACTCCATTTACATATTGGAAATAATACCGCTGGCACAAAGCCAACTCAGTGCCATACGGCCTGTAGTCAAAGCTCGTTGCTGTTGAGCCTTTCTCAAGCTGGACACCTGTGATGTAGAAGGTGGCTCCGTTTGTGCCGACTACTGAGGTTGCGCCTGTGGCTGAGTCGTATTCTGTACCAGCCCAAGCACCAGCGGTTCCTGAATATGTAGAGCCAACACCTAATCCAATAGAGATGTAAAGACCAACACCGTTTGTAGTTAGCCAAGTCCCCGATGTATCTCCCGCAATAGTTACTGATTTTTGCTCCCATGTATTTGCGGAAGAAATTGTGTAACTAAAAGGATACGAGCGAGTATATGCACTGTTTCCAATTGACCCGCCAAATGTTCCTGTTAAAGAACTGCGCACCCAAAATGACAAGGTTACTGAAGCCGCGCTTGCAGTCCCCCACGCAAAATCTGAGATATTTAAGCCTTCAACCCGTTGGACAATTTGAAACAAATCGGTGCTACTTATGGAATATGCCGAACTTGATGTAACTCCAAGATAGTTAATAAATCCAGCGGGTGGCGTTACCGAGCCAGCATTTTGCTGGACTGTAAATTTAGAAGCTACTGAACCATACGCAAACCATCTATCAAGGGTGTATTGAACGGCAGTAGTTTGAGTAAACGCAGAAGTTCCACGTTGTGATATGACCATTGCGCCATTGATGATGCGGTTTTTAAACCCGTAGTAGCCAGTGGTTGTACCTGTGCCACCAGAAGCTTCAGGCAACACACTTGTAGCCGTAGGCAACACAGCCATCGTGCCACTTGTCGCAGGAAGATTAATAGTAGTACTCCCAGCAACGGCTGGTTCCTGTAGCGTGACGCTTCCGCTTGTCGATCCGAGTAATACAACGCTCATGTCTTTTCCTTTAAGAAATTACCCAGCGGGAGCCGCCAGCAACAGTAACTGACTGACCACTCGCAATCGTGATTGGCCCTGCTGATGCGCCTGAGAAGCCAGACGCAATCGTGTAGCTTGTCGCCACAGTCAAGCTGTTCACCACAATGCCGTTACTCGCAACAGGTGCTGACATTTGGAATTCACCAGTGCTTGGCTTGTACAACAGCTTGGCGTTGGAGGTGTAAAGATTCTCTGCCGTGCCACTTGTTGCGCCTGCAAACACTGGGTACAGGCTACTCGCCGTGCTGGTATCGTTGCTCAGTGCAGAGCCACCAATTGACTTCCAAGCAGGAGATGAACCAGAGTAGCCTTCAAACTGGTTTGTTGTGCTGTTGTAGCGCATCATGCCCGTGACAGGAGAGCCGGGCTGTTCGCCAGTCGTACCCTTGCTGATGAGCAACGCACCTGTGGAGGTGAACGAGGAATCAGCAGTGGCAGTCAGTGAAGTTACGTTGGATGCGCCATACTGATTGGCAATCTTCACAAAGTCAGTGCCGTTCCACGCACACAGCGCCAATTCGTTGGCCACAATCGTGACCCCCGTTGTTGGACCCACACCCACCAGCTTGATTGACTGGGTGCTGGAAGTCTTGTTGAGGACGATGTATGTCTTTGATTGCGCGGGGGCAGTGATTGTTCTGGTAACAGTTCCGCCTGCTGTCCACAGGATGATGGCTTGCCGTGCTTGGTTTGCTGCACCAGTCGTGGTGCTGAGAGTCACATCTGAATCAGAACTCAGCGTAGTAGTGCCAGCCACAGCGGTATCCAACAAGCCTGTGATTGCATTGTTGACGGTGTCGCCCCAAGTCCCGGAAAGTTCCCCTGTAACCGGAAGAGCCAGCCCCAAAAGTGTGGTGTATGCAGTTGTCATGGTTTACCTCAAGTTACAACTTCTTCCCAGTCAGCCGTTTCCACATTCACAATGTCAGTCCAGCCGGGAGTCTGCGGGTTGTTGATATTTTGCCAGTTTGCGGTCTGGTTGTCATCTATGATTTCCCAGTAAACCGCGATTAATGTTCCTGTTGTGCCCAGAGCTTGGTTACCTGTCACAGCAGTCGCCCTTGGGCCCTTGCTCATCGATCCAACAGCCGCGCTCGATGCGTTACCAGTCAGGGCAATGACCCGTTCAACCGATACTGACCCAACCGCGCCATCCGCTTGGTTGCTGTTGAGCGGGACAATCACGCCGCCCGGGTAGCCATATCCAAATGTACCGGTCAAATCAACCGCTGTACTCTGAACGGCCGTGCCAACTTGCCCTGCGCCTGCGTTACCCGTCAGGGCCTTGATCTTGTCTGCAATGACCGAGCCAACAGTGCCAGATGCCAGATTGCCGGTCAACGCAAGCAGTGTCTCGCCCCGGGCCACAGAGCCTACAGCGCCATTTGCTACGTCACCAGTCAGGGAGACATTCTTGCTGTGCGTAACAGTACCAACAGCGCCAGATGCCAAAACCCCTGACAGGGCAACTATTCGGGAAACCCCTACGCTGCCTACGTTCCCGTATGCAATGTTGCCGTCTTCTGTTGGGTTGTTTGTCTCGGCAACATCCCCAACAGTCCCAGAAGCCAGTACCCCGGTGAGTGCGATAACACGGTCAGACGTGACTGATCCAACGGAGCCTGTTGCCAAGTCCCCCGTTGGATATACGGTCCCTCCACCCCAAGGGCCGCTACTCCATGTATCGTCACCCCAGCCGAGAGACATGAACTACCCCTTAGGTGGTAGCCAAGCGCAACAAAGCGGTTGAAGTGGTGTTTGAAGGCATGGTCAAAGTGAAAGTGCCCGCAGTGATGGTCTGTGAACCAAACGTGTGGACGCTGACAGCCTTGTCGCTCTGTGTCGAGTTGTAGATCAACACGCAATCAAACGCCGTGGTCAAAGTCACAGTCGTGTACGTGATGCTCGCCGATGGGGTCCAGTACGCCACACCAGCAGTCGCAGAACTGTTACTAGCCAAAGGCGCAGTCGCATTAGTCACTGCCACGCCGCCAGCGGTATAGCCTGCACCAGAAACCTCGCCACTGGTTGAATATGCAGTTGTGGATGCATCTATGGTGGCCGATGTCAGGAACAAAGCCGCTTTAAATGTGTCAGCAGCGCCCGATGCTCGTACAGGAGCAGTGCCGAAATTGTGTGTTGCTGTGAGTACTTCGCCCAGAAACGAAGTTGTCAGTGCTTGCGTGTTTGCCATAATTTTTCCTTTACGCTATTGAAGCTGCTTCGCCGCCAATCGGTGGCATCTTTTTCAGGGTCACATGGGCAGAACGGTGGACAAGCTCACCTTCCAGCCAATACTCAACCCAACTGGTCATTTCATTGTCATTGTCCACAGTGCCTTCTCGCTTTTCCAGCAAAGAATCATCCATGTCGCCTTTTGTGGTGGTAACGATCAATTTGAACTCCTGATAAGTGCCGCCGATGCCGTGTTCTCCGGCATGGTGATTAAAAATGTTCCGCCTGCTGTAGAGATTTTGTCAGAGCCAAAGTCCAGCACAGCAACAGATTTATTGCCCTGCGTAGAGTTATAGATCAATGCACACCGAGCAGTGATAGCTCCAGTCCACGATACATTTGGAAACCCAACGTATGCCGTGTAGCCTGAGCTATTCACTGTAATAGGTGTCAACACCAAACCACCCGGCGCATAGTTTCCACCGCTTGCTTCCGCATCAGTGGTATACACAGTCGTGGTTTCGTTCAAGTTTGCGTTTGCCGTGTACAAAGCAATCTTGATTACGTCTGTAGTCAGATCGTGAATGCCTTGATACAACTCGGCCTTGAACGATGTGGTTTGTGTTTGAACAATACTCATTGAACTTGCGTCCTAACTTGCCCATCACGGTACGCATCCATACGCTGTTTGCCGTCACCCAAGTTCTTGAGCAGAGCAATAGACTGAAGATACATATCCTGATAAAGCTTGACCATATCTGGCTCGCCCTTCATGTAACGAATAGCCTCGACCATCGTGCCATTGAGCAAAGCAGAATCAAAGTTGTCGCCCAGCCAAGTAGTGCCAGCAGTGACGATTGATTCTGGGTAATAGTAGAAATGCAATTCAACTGAATAGGTTGTGTCTGGCGTTGGGCCAAGCATGAACGACAACTCAGTTACAGCGCCTGACTGTGGGCCAAAAATGGCGTAGTGCTTCGGCTTGCCACGATAAGCAACAGCCGTGTTTGGATATGCCTCACGCATGAAGTTCACATCTTTATTCAGCAAATAAAGATACTCGCCTCCGCTAATCACGGCCAATGAATAAGCAGACAGGAAATCATCAGGCGCAGACAGATACGG